GCGCGTCCTCGAAAAACGTGAGCTGTGGCTCGATGTTGCCCGTACGCAAGTTTTCCTTGCAAATGGAGTACGACGGTTTGCGCGAGTCATTGCGCCTGCAAACCTCACGATCAATATCTCGAGTACCGCAAATATTACGGAGCATCTCTATTTTGCCGGTATTGTCAGGTGCAAGCGCATCACTGTTATTGATTCCGGCGGTGATATTTCCTACAACGTACCTGCGGCGCAGATGGGCTTTGCAGGGACGATAAAACGGGCAAAACACATTGTGATAAGGAGTGACTGATATGGCACAATTTCCAGTTTTACGACTGACGCGCGCAGGGCAGGATATGGTGGGCGCGAGCCAAGGCGGGGGCAAGCTCATTTTCGTTCGCGCCGAGCTTGGCGACGGACAGCTCGGCGAAGGTGATTCCATCGAAACACTGAGCGCTATTAAGCATCGCGTGATGCAGCTGCCCCTACAAGGATGCCTGAACGAGGGTAACGGTAAAGCGCGCTTACGCTTTGTGGTGGACAACGGATCGCTCACAACAGGTTTTTTTAACCGCGAGATCGGTATCATCGCAAAGATGGAGGGCGGTGATGAGCAACTCTACGCCTACACGAATGCGGGGAACTACGCCGACTATATTCCAAGCAAGGACACACCGATCGACAGCGAGATCATTGACCTCCACATCTTGATCGGCAATGCATCGCAAGTTGTCCTCCAGACGGCAAACGGAGCATATGCAACAAAGATCGAACTCGAGGAGCACCGCACTGCCGCTGAACTTGACCACCCTAATAAATCCGTGCACAAGAAGCATCTTGCGTTTGAGGTGTACGACAAGGGCGAAGTCGATACGAGGCTTGGCGGTAAAGCGAACAGCTCTCATGGAAACCATATCCCAAATCCCGAGGCAGCAAACAACGCACGGTTTCTGCGCAACGATAATACGTGGCAAGTGGTCACACCTGCAAATATTGGGGCGTATACCAAGACGGAAACGTATAGCAAAAGCGAAAGTTACAACAAAGGCGAAGTAGACAGCCGTGTAAATACAAAAGTAAGCAAAAGCGGCGATACCATGACAGGCGCGTTAAATTTTGCTAACGATACGTGGAACAAATTTGGCGATGATGTCTTTGTCGGAGACAAAGGGGCTAGTGGGAAACTGTGCCTAAAATCGGCAACTGGTAATTCCGGCACCGGATTTGCGCTGGTAAATCCAAATAACGAAAATGACAAACTATATCTATATCATGACCACAATAGAAATGCGCTACTCTCTAATAAATGGATAGGAACAGAAAATAATGTCGGCGGCGTATATGGATATGTATATGGTAACGACTCATATTGGAGATTATGGGGAAGTGATGACGCACGACCATCTACAGCTTATGACATAATAGGCAAAGGACAAAACGCTGAAAAAGGTGTTATCTTTATCCGCAAATACGTTAACGGAATAGAGGTAGTATCAAATAAAATCATAGCCGAAGATAATAACGCTTATTTTCAAAAGGCGGTTAATGCCGCGACGTTTTACACTAATGATTGGTACAGAGTCAAAGGTAATAGCGGCATCTTCTGGGAAAACCACGGCGGCGGCTGGTACATGGAAGATGGTACATGGGTACGCGCATGGAATAACAAATCTATATACACAGCAGGCAAAATGAAAGCTGATGGCGGCTTTGAAGGGAAAGCGAGTTCCGCTGGCTGGGCTGATAGCGCAGGAAATAGTAATACCCTTGCCGGACAGTCGCTCCAATGGATTATCGACCGAATCAACGAAGCGAAAACTGGCATCGTTGCGGGAAATCTCGATGAGAATGGATGGGTCAAGTTTGCCAATGGGCTGATTGTGCAGTGGGGGGCTGTCAATCCCCCGAACAGATCTGTCAATTTCCCTATATCGTTTCCCTCGAAGATTTTTCAGCTTCTATATACGTCAGAGCTTCACTTCAACGAGGCGCCAGATGGGACATGGTTTAGACTCAAGAATAAAACGGTTTCTGGTGCAGAATGGCTTGCATTAACCGCAACAGTCAGGTTCTACATAGCCATTGGGATATAGTCACAGAAGAAAGGACGCATCAAAATGAAAACAGAATACCTTGCAAAATTTGACGCCGCCGGATACCGTGAAACGGCCGTCGTCAGCGGTGTGCACTACTCCACCGATGAGGAGCGGCAGAAGTACATTGACGATGGATATATCTCCATCTCGGACGAGGATTATCAACACTATATCGGCAATCGCGGCGCAGGCGACAACGGAACGGGGTACATCCTGGATCCAAAGACGGGCAAGCCTGTCTCTGCTCCACCACATCTCCCATCGCAGGAAGAGCGGGCGAATGCTCTTGCCTCTACTTATACAGCACGTGTGCAGGAACTCAATAATGAGATTGTCGCAGCGATGGCAGATGGAGACGAAGATCTCATCGCCGAACTCAAAGCCGAGAAGGATAAAGCGCTCGGCGCTTATCAGAAAGCATTGGAGGGACTGACAAATGCGTAAAAGGTGTATATTCTGCCTGCGTAAGCTCGATGAGAAGGAGCGCTGCCGAAACAAGAAATGTCCGGACTACATCCGCACACAAATTCTCGACAAAGCGGATGCAGAAAAAGCGGAAACCCAAGATGTGGCGGATAATAACGCCAATCAGAACGAAAGCACAAAAAAAGCACGTGAGACGGGGAAATGAAGACCTTGCCAAACGTGCTTTTTGATTTCCTAATATTGTCTTTTTCACAACCCAAGGACGGCGGCGATTGCCGCTGAGTTTATATGCTGTGCCGTAACTATTCGGCAGTTTCATTTTATCAATTCTCCTATCTGAAGATAGGAGAATTCTACACCACGAAAGGAGCAAAAAGGAGCGTGGAAATTATGACACAAGTATTGCAGAGGTTACAGGAAGGATGGGAGCTGAAGCTCGGTCTCTCTTGTGCCGTGACACTCGCATCACATGAGCACGCGCAGATCTTCGCGGCATTTGTCTCACTCGTCTGTCTGGATCTCGTGACGAAATGGCTGTCACTCTCGCGCAAGTGTCTCGTTGATATGGGGGGCGATCAGCCTTCCATTTGGCAGGCATTTTGGAACATCAGAAACGCGGGGCGGAAGGGGTACATTAAAAGCGATATGATGCGCAAGCGTTTTGTGCCGAAAATCCTGACCTATCTCGCTGTCGTTGCAGCAGCGGTGACGTTGGACTTTATCTTGCTCAAAACTCATGCGCCCGCATTCGCATCTACGCTCGTCATTGGGTATCTCTCGCTCACAGAATTTATTTCAATCCTCGAGAATATGCAGCACTCAGGAATTGAGGAAGCGGGGGCACTCGTAGATATGGCCCGACGTAAAAGTGGTATTGGAAAAGGAGGAAACGACAAATGAAAGTATTTTTGAACCCCGGTCATGCACCGAACGGCAACCCCGACCCCGGCGCCTGCGGGTGTGGACTTCGGGAGTGCGACGTGGCAAAGAGCGTCGCTGACCTTGTAGAACATTACCTCGTGGCGGCAGGTGTGGAGGTCGTTGGCAACATGCAGGACGACGACCTCTATGCAATCACGAGCGCGGCCAATGCAAGCGGTGCGGACATCTTCATCAGCATCCACTGTAACGCATTCAACGGTTCTGCATGCGGCACGGAGACTTGTTTGTACCCCGGTAGTGCAGCAGGTAACAAGCTCGGCGCGTGCATCCAGCAGCAGATCGTCGACAGTCTCGGAACAGTCGATCGCGGACTGAAAGTCCGTAAGGATCTCTGGGTGTTGAAAAGTACGGATATGCCAGCTGTCCTTGTTGAGCTTGCCTTTATTGACAACGAGGGCGATGCGGAACTCCTGCGCGATCAGCAGGACGATTTTGCCCGGGCGATTGCGCGCGGCGTGACGGACTTTATGGCATAGTCTGTTTGTATAAAATAAGAAACGACTCTAAACGCCTCGTCACAGGTCTTCGGAGTCGTTTCTTTAAGGGAGATGATAAAGTGCTTTATAAGACTTTACTATTCATTAAAAAGGCGATAAAATCTGTTCGTAGATCAATAACTGTAAGGAGCGATACCATGAACGATTCTATGCCAAGTATGCCCCCTGATAAGATGCCTGAAGAAGTTAAACTTAAAATCCAAAAGACGCTGGAGGAAAGAGGTGCGATGCTTCCATGCCCTAGGTGTGGCAACAATCGGTTTATATTGGCTGATGGGTTAATTGCTCCGCCAATACAAACAAGTCTTAGTAACTTTGTTCTAGGCGGGCGTACAATACCAGCTGCTACTGTTGTTTGTACTCAATGTGGCTATTTGAGTTTGCATGCAGTAGGTGTATTGGGGGTGCTGGAAGAGTTGAAAAAGGCGGAGAAAGGCCATGAGTAAAAAATTTCCGGATCAAGTGTTTCTAGCAAACACAGAAGCGGAGTTAACAGTTCCTAAAATAATGGGACGCTTTTCAAACCGATCTCCTGAGCTTACGTATTTTGAGAATACCCAACAAAACATTATTACCAT